AATCGTCATTTTTGTCATATACAACAAAGCAACCATTAGTAAATTTAACTGTGCCTTCTATTGTTTCATTTGATACAACATCATTCTCGTAAATTTCAACATCACCTTTTCCGTTTAAGCCTGTGTATTCCATAAGTTTTATTTGTTGTGCAAAATATGGGTTTGCTAATACTTCATTTTCTTCTAAAGTTTGCTTGTCTGATTTAAATAAAATCCAATCATTTCCTTCTGTCCCGCTTCTGATAAATTCAACATTATTATGCATAATTTTATTTCCTTCATCCCACGCCCTAAACTTAATCTCTCTCATTATTTATCCTTTTGTAAATAGTTTATTTTATTATAAATGTCTCTAAAAATAGCATATTGTTCTTTATTTGGTATTTGATTTAAGTAACTATGAGAACATAATCCGCTTTTTTCATCAAACTTTATTCGTGCTTTTTCCACTCCTGCAACAAACATAATTCTAGGATGTTTTCCCCATTGAATCAAAGTTCCATTATCAATGAATTCTTGAATGTAGCTAGGCATAGCTTTATACCACTCTTTCACCCCGTAAATTTTCAACTCTTCTTTTTCAATAGCCTCTTTAGTCTTTTGAATCTCGTCTCGCTGGTTGGCTATTCCATTACTTTTTCTGTCCCATCTGTCTAATACTGCTTGTCCTCCGCGTTTATCATTTAATGGCTGTCCATTAGCCCGTGCTACATCTGAAAAATAATCTTCATATTTTTTATCTAACTTTTTATTTTTATTTTCAAGCGATTTGTTTAAAGCTTCTAATCTTTTACTCATTTCTAACCCCTTTTACTTTGTTCTAACATAGACAACGCATAATCAATAACCTCTTCTGCACTCATGCCGTCGATGTTTTTATTTGCTAGTTCTATGATAATCTGCTCTGTTAATACGCATTGATGTAACGCTCTATGATAACCTATTGCATGACCTATAACCTCGTACGCTTCGTTTAATGCTCCCTCTGCTTTTGCATCGTTGATAAGCATTGTAATATTTGAATGTACAAGCTTTACTCTTGATTCATGTTTTTGCTTGAATTTAGTTACTTCCATTATTTTCCTTTATGTTCCCAAAATTATCACATTTATTATTTCTTTTAATAGCTTCTTCATCATCTTTTCTTGATTTGACATATATCACTTCAGGAACTTCAATATTTAAATCATTGTATTGTTGCTCAATAAAGTGCTCTTCATTGCAATTTATGCAATATCCAGAATATACTTTGCTTCCGCAATCCTCACAAGTTGTCATCTGTTCCCCTTTAAAAAATCTTCACATCGTTTTAAATTTTCAGTCTTAACACCTGTTTTCTCAAATGTCTTTTTGTCTTTTACTAGTTGTAGTCTTGCTAGTTTTAATGTTTGTGCGAATTCCATTTCTTACTCCTTTAATAAAACTCAATAGAACACCTCGTGAGATGCTCTATGAATGTTACTAGCTATAGCCAGAGCCAGAGCCATAGCCAGAGCCATCGCCAGAGCCATCGCCAGAGCCATAGCCAGAGCCATAGCCAGAGCCATAGCCATCGCCATAGCCAGAGCCATAGCCATCGCCAGAGCCAGAGCCATGGCCAGAGCCATTCTTGTTTATTATGTCTTTAATTTTGTTTATTTGTTGTCGCATTTTTAATAACCTCTTCCGCTTCTTTAGAACACACAGTGATTGAATAATCTTCGACTATAATTTTTTCTTTTACAGCATTAGATATTTTAGTATCACTTGAACAACCAACTGTTGCCACTCCCTCATACCAACTCATATTTTTGTCTAAAGGCTTATGATAATACAATCTTCTTGCTTCTGTCAAAACAATACCTGTATCATCTAATGCTTTTACATACCCTGCGTTAATACCCTCATTTCTTGAACGAACAATTACGTATTCCCCAATATAATCTGAAAATAAACTTGATTGTTTTTTATTTGCTTCTAAACTAATTCCAAAATCTAAACCCTGAATCTCTCTAATCTGCTTTAGAGTTAAATCGTCTACTTTAATTTTCTTACTCATCTTCTTTCCTTTCTTTTGATGTACTTAACTATAACAAACCCAACCAACAAAGTAAAGCTTTTTAAGTTCTTCTTGGTTTAAATTGGGTTGTTGTTACTTTTGGTTACTCTATCTCTAAGTGTTCTGTTAATTCTTTTACCGCTTTGTACGCTTTCCCAAATAACAATCTTGTTTCTGAATCCTTAATATCTGAATAGCTACAATAATCTAGAAGTAGATAGCCTACTCCTTCATTTTCTGCGTGATATTTAACATCTTCATATGTCATGTCTGCATCTTCCTTGGGCTCAAAAGTTTCTGCATCTTCTTCTACAGGAACTAATTTATACTCTCTATCACCTATTAATATTTTATTCATCTCTCTATCCTTTATTTATTTCACTAACGATTTCAATCGCTTCTTTTGATCCATTCGCCACAAAGTATTCGCAATAATCAAAAACACTTACATCTTTCTCAAACTGCTTTTGACTTTCACTTTGTCGACCACCTTTTTTCTTCTTCATCTCAATAAATAACACTTTGTCTTTTATCATTACTATTACATCGGCTACTCCATTTCTAAAGCCTGAAGCTTTTAATTGATTCATTTGTCTAGCACGTTGCATTGCGTTTCCTTTTAATACTGCTCCGTTTGGAACTGAAAAGAAAAATATATTTTTAATAGTTAGCCATTGAATAAATGCTTTTTGTTCGTCATCTTCTTCATGTCTACTCATTGCTAAACTCGCTAAAGTTAAGTACTGCTATTTGCATTTGTTGCTCTAAGGGAAGCCCTGCATAAAATCCAGTTGATTCGTGTCCATGAGGTGAATATTTACCACGATGATGCTCTGGGCATAAAGGAATACACATTAAGTCATTTCTTTTTCGAATCATTGGCATTTTCTTTATGTGATGTATTTCTACTCCATAAGTACCGCATATTACACATGGCTTGTTTTCTTTTACCCATCTTAAAAACTTTTGGTTGTTATATTCGTATTCTTTCATGTTATTTCCTTAAAGCAAACCATGCAATAGTTAGAAGTATTGAAAAGATTGTGTATGTTGCTATTATTTGTTGATACTCTTCCATATTATTTCTCTACTTTTTCCATAAAATCATTTATAGTTTTTTTAAGCAATTTACCAAGTTTCTTGTAGCTTTTTAAAAGTATAATAAAATTCTCTCTCTCAATTTTAAGAGCCTCGTCATGATTTAACTGTACTTGTGATAGTTCCACTTGATACTTATTGCCTAATTCGTGTTGTTGTTGTTTTAATGTTTCTTCGTGATGGTCATATATTTCACTAATGAATCGAAGTGCTTCATTTTCAGTTATTCCATATTTATAGGCACTACACGATTCATATTTTATCAATTCATATGCTTTTTCTCTAGTCATATTCTCCCCTTATTTTAAACTAAATTAAACCCACTAAATAGGCTTGATTTAATTTAATACGTGGCGCAGCTTTGGACAACAAGACCACGTATTAATACTTTAATAAATTTATATGTCACATACCTATCGAAACTTAGATATGTAGGATTAGCCTTTCGGCAACTTTGGCTGACGTGCATACTATTCCTTTGTTTTTCTTGGTAGGAAATCGGAATAGTCGAGATAGCACACAAGCGAGGACACTTTATGCCCTCTGGTTTGTGCTAAATCCTATTTTAGCCTTTAAATGTTTCAGGTAAATTTTTATGAGTTGTTAAGATGAAATCTTTCCAAATTTTCCACCACTCTAAAGCACCACTACCCATTCTTGAAATTACTTCATCTGAAAACTTTTCCCATTGCTCTACTTTATGTACTTGACAGCCTATTTTTATAAACTCTGATGTTAAAATTACATAATATGTTGAGATATTAATCATTGCATATTTGGTTGTTTTTTGACCGAATATAGAAAGCGACTGACCAACTTTAAGCGACTCACCAACTTGAAGCCACTCACCAACTTCAAGCGACTCACCAACTTCAAGCGACTCACCAACTTTAAGCGACTCACCAACTTCAAGCGACTCACCAACTTTAAGCGACTCACCAACTTTAAGCCACTTGCCAACTTTAAGCCACTTGCCAACTTTAAGCGACTTACAAATAATAGTTTTTTTTATAATTAGTGGTACTTTAATTTCGATATGTGCTTCAATATCTATAATATCTACATCTAAACTAAAAAAATATCTCTCTTTTTTGATTCCTTTAAAATTCTCATCAATGATTATCTCTTTCATCTTCATCTCCTTTTCTTTATTATTACAAACCTAGCTTTTAAATGCAAGGATTTTAGCTAGGGTTATGGTTTAGTTTTTATTTTGTTACTTTTGGTTACGGTTTACATAAATAACACAAATCCTTTTTGTCTACCAAGATTAAAACACTCTTTAAAGTCTTTATATGTATTTGCATCTCTACCATCTAGTTTGCTTAGAATCTCATCTTCATATTTAACAAACTCATTATATAAAATTTCACAGTATGAAGTTCCTATATATCCGTCACAATCAGAAAAATTGATTAACCAATAAAATTTTAGACTCTCATCTTCTTTTCCCCATAATTCTTTGGCTGTGATTCCATTTGCACTCTTACAAAGATTATCTCTAAACCTATTATAACCCCCGTAAGAACCTGCTCTGAACTTATAACATTCTTCACATTCAAGAGTTAACCCCTCTAGTTCTTTTAAATTCTCTTGCTTAAAACTACCACAACTACTAATCTCGATACTACCATCTTCATCTTTTACTATATTTGAATATCCTTTTATACCTAATCCCATCTTCTTATCCTTTATCTATTGTTTTGTTATCTCGTTCAGTCTGTCTCTGTTTGGAAACTCTGGAAGCGTGATACCTTTATGAGCCATATAGCGACATAGTGTGTCGATTATTAACTCAAACTCATTTGTGTTTAGCTTTGTAGTGCTGTCTTTTGTGTAAAGTTTTTTTACTACTGGCTTAAACAACATTTCTTTTACTTTAATCATGTTCCACTTGGTGTTGATTTTGATTACTTCTTGAATAACCATATTTTCATTATTTAAAGTAGTCGCTATCATTTCACACCAAAGGTGGATCGCTGAATTTTGCCTGATAGTTCTAGTATCCATATTTTTAACCTCAGCAACATATACACCGTTTTTGATGTCTTTTAGTTGCTCTGGCTTTGTTGGTACTATATAACCATCTTTTATAGATACTTCTATTTTCATTATCTTACGCTTAAAATTGTATCTTCTGAAATTCTTACGCCCTCAACAGTTCCACCAGCTTTAATAAAAGATTTAATTTTTGTTTTGTCTAATTCTTCTTTTACTTTTACAAACGTAGGATCAACTGAAAACATATTTACATCTTCATAATTATAAACATCAGAAGTTCTAACATTAAAGCTAAACTTTTCTGTCTTGTGCTTCATTTCTCCACTTTGGATAATTGCTTCTTTCATTAATAATTTAATTCTTTTCTCTCTGTTTTCAAATGCTTTTGCTTTTTCAGTTAATCTCTTTGCTTCTGCTTTTAGAGTTTCTGAATTTGATTTTAATTCTTTACATAAATAACTTGAAGCATCTAGTTTATCTTCTAGGCTTGTTTGTAGCTCTTGATATAATTCTGCTACTGCTTCACTATTGTCAATAATAACACCGTTTTCATCTGTTTCTATTTCCTCTAATAATTCATAAAGGCTTTTATATTCGGTTCCGATTTCAAATAATTTCATAATATACTCCTATCTATTTTCAAGCATTTTAATTGCGTTTTGTTGGTTTTCGTAATTTAATTCACTTACTGAATTTACCTTGAAGTATTTAAAGAATTCAACCTTATTTACTTTCTTTTCTTTTAATAGTTTATTAATAGTTTGAATTGCTGTTGTTTGTGAATTATCTTGTGCATCTACTTCGTGGGTATTTGATGTGTCGTCCAGCATAAATAACTTCTGCATTGCACTTTTTGAAGCGTATGAACTAGTAGAAATTGTTACCATAGAATCATCCATTCCTTTTTTAGACATACACTCTCTTGCAAAGGCTGTTGCACTTATTGAATCAGTTCCATCTGTAATAGTTGCTGTTGCTTTTACATAAAATCTATCTCCGATTAAAACTAAATCTTCATCAATCTTAACTACTAATTCATCATTTAAATGTTTTTTTAGTGAATCAAAAATACTTTCTAAGTTTCTATAATTATATTTTCCAAAAGCATTATATAATTTTTTTTCACAAACTAACTCTCTTTGAATCTTTGCTAACTTCTTTGTTATATTACTCATCACTTATCCTTTTCAATCATATAAGCTTCATCCTCGTCCTTAAGAACTGGATAGCCGTTGTCGTTGTAAAAATCTTCGACAGCTTGTTCGATTCCTAATTCATTAGCCATTTCTACTATTGATACTAAATCTTCTTTTGTTACTTCATCGTCTTTTGCTATTGCTTCGAATTGTGTTGTGAATCTGCTCATTTATTTATCCTTCTTTTCTAATGCTTCAATTCTCTTAAGTAAATCCTCTTTTTCTTTCTTCTCTTCTCTAGCTTTTCTATTGCAAGAATGACAAGTATAAAAATTTGTTAATCCGTCAGAATCTACACTAGTTTCTCTCCCACATCTTGGGCAATCTGGATTTGAAAACCAACCCATTACTTATCCTTCTCAATTTCTTTTTCCAACTTCTTAACGTCTCTTAAAGTAGCCTCTCTCATAATCTGAGAGAAACTAATTTTATGTTCTCTGTCTGATTTACTTGCATTTACTTTTTTGATAATTCCCTCTATCCACTCTGAATCATCATAAGTAAACTTAGTGTTTTTAACCTCTGTTAGTTTTGCCATTCTATATCTCCTTTTTTTAATTGATTAGAAATTGTAACATGATAAAAATAAAACTATGCTTAAAAAAGATTACTTTTTATTTTACTTTGAGTATGCTATATTGTAAGCTATATTTAAGATTACTTCGTGTAAACTGCTTTTATTAATTTAAAGGAGTAGAGAGATGAAAATACAAGCACAAGAAGTAAAAGTAGAGCCAATAAACAGTAAATATATCGAGGTTACCTTAGAGAGTCCAGATATGGAATTCCTGCACGATATTAAAGTCGAGGATTTATTAGCAGGTTTCGATTGTCAAGAACTATTTGAAAAGATTATAGAGAATGACGAATTGATATTACATGACTATTTAGAGAAGAATGGTTATATCTTTAATAAAGCGTAAGGAGATTGAGATGAGTGAGATTATTAGTAAAGAGTTGTTGAGTGCGGTTTTAGGATACAGAATTAACAAGGTTAGTTTGTACAATAAAAGAAATAAATCAATTAATGTAACTGGTAAAACTGAAAAATATTGCCCAAATACAGAAGCTTGGGGCATATATGAACTAGTTCATAAGTGTAAAGAGTGGGCTTGGCATAATGGATTTGTAATTTGTGAAATAGGGGATACAACAAAAGTGTATGATAGGTCAACAAAGTACGAACTGTTTTATATACAGAATAATGACCAATATAATAATTTTATTCCTTACGATACCAGACTAGTCTTTAAAGTAACTCAATGGATATTAGACAACAAGGTTAAACAATGCAAGGAAAATTAAGAACATTCAAAACCAACAGCCAAAACTCAAAGATTCTAGCCTACTTAAAAACTGGCAAAACTTTAACAGTTGCACAGGGTCGAAAACTTGGCTTCGGGGATAACACGAGAAGCAGAATTTCAGAGATTAAAGAAGCTGGGTATCCAATAGAATCAAAACAAGTAAAGTTTGATGGTGGATTCATAGCACGATACAACATGAGCCGTTCATGGTTCTTGGAGCAAATCGGGGTTTGTCACGTTGTTTTCAAAGACAAAGACAATAATTATGCGTTTGATAAAAACGGAAACTTAGAGTATTTAGCACGAGTTGTTAAAGATTTAGAGAATGGCTTTACTGCTGTTCTATTTTAGGGGATAGGTGTGGATAATCAAAAATTACTTGAGCTTGTTTTTGTAGGTTGTTTTGTTATTTTACCGTTTACAGTAGGTGTATTTGGATTAATTAAATTATATTTAGACATGAAAAGAGGAAGAAGATGAATGAGTTTATAGCTTGGGATAGGAAAGAGGAAAGTTTTAAGTATTCAGGAAAAGACAAATATTATGAATTTACACCATTTCAGGGATTATGTAAATATTACACAGACGAAGTTGAAGATAGATTCACATTTCATAAACATATAGGTATAAAAGACATCAATGAAAAAAAGATTTATGCTGATTGTTCGATTATTGAGTTTGATTTTACAGGATTCGGAGAAACTGAAAGTGAAAGATATAAAGGTTTTATCAAATGGAATAATGAAAGATACAGATATGACATTGAGGTATTTTCTCATGGAGATAAGGACGGGGATAATTATATCTTTAATTTAGGAAAATGTATTAATAGAATAGAAACCCTAAAAATAATAGGAACACTCCAAGAAGATGGAGAAAAATTTGGATTTTCATGCAAACAGTAATATTAACATTTTCAGCGATAGAATTAGACTTTTAAGGAGTTTTTTGCTATAATATGGTTTCTATACTCACTTTAAGCCCAATGAATTTTAAAATCGGAGACGTGGGAGTCGTCTAGTTGGGTTTTTGTATAGTATAATACAAAATTAAGTTTTAATAATTTATAGAATACTCTTTTGATTGAGTTTAATCTATGGCTAGGCTTCTTAGTCATTAGAGTGTTTTATTAAGTTATTGTAATAGTCTAGCCAACTATCTTTATTTATCAATCACTTAAATTTATTAATGTTCTGGCAAAACTAAAAGGTCAAATATGAGAAAATCTTTTTTACTGCATATTGATTCTTTATGTATATTAGACGATTTGACGGATGAGCAAAAAGGTCAATTATTTAATGCTATATATCAGTTTCAATTAGGTAATAAAATAGAGTTATCATCTATAATTAAAATTGCATTTAGTCAATTTAAAAACCAATTTATGAGAGATGCCGAAAAGTATGAAAAGACTTGTGAGGCTCGAAAATTAGCAGGTTCTAAAGGTGGTAAGCAAAAAGTAGCAAATGCTACCAACTCTAAGCAAAAAGTAGCAAACGTAGCAGAGAGTGATAATGATAGTAAGAGTAAGAATAAGAGTGATAGTAAGAATAAAGAAGAACCTATTAAACCTTTAGAAAATCTAAAGGACGAGTTTGAACCAATATGGAAAGATTATTCACTAACCTTTTTAAAAGCTAAAGGAAGAGGCGGAGGAGTTAAGAAAAAGGCTAAGGCTAATTTTAATAAGCTAATAGCTAAATATTCTTTGACTCAAATTTTAGATTTAATAGAGGCTCATAAAAAACTTAAAATAGGACATAAGGATTTAGAAAGACTTTTAACGATTAATTACATGAAGCAATTCTTAGAAGATAGTACAACCGCTCCTACTGGTTTAGTTCCCATTGATTGGATAGGTAAAAAATTTATATACGGGGAATACAGATGTGAGTTTACCGAAAAAGGATATTTTAATATAACCCAAGATTATGAAGTCACAAACACACAAGATGTAAAAAATATAATTGAAGGAATCAAGAATGCAGGATAGTTATTTTATAGAATATGATTCACAAACGAAAGATAAGGTAGCTACACGCTTCAATCTAAGTGTAAAGCAACTCAATGTACTATTATTTGCTTACGACCACGTGTGTGTAATAGGAGGGCTTTTATTTAGAAGTGAGATTCAACTAGACGATATTAAATATCACGATGGAAAAAATTATTCTCCATTGCCTAGAATCATGAGAAGAGTTATTGAGAAGATACCTAAAAATGATTTTCATAAATTTTTTAGCCCTTTTAAATTTTCTTTGTTTTTTGAAAAGTTCGTAGAAAATGTTTTTAAAATGGAATTAAGAAATAGTAGAGATATTTTAGGGCAAGGGGTTATTTGTTATAAGAAAAGTTCTTCAATAATTTTTGAGAATACTTTTTCTAGTTGATTTTGTTACTTTAAGTAATACTATTTAAAAACCAAGCAAATAAGCCTTGAATTAATTGCTATTACGTAAAGATAGCTGGTAGAATAAAATAAAAAGGATAGAGGATGAGTGAGATTATTAGTAAAGAGTTGTTTGCTATGAAGACGATATTGAGATTATAAGTAACCAAAAGTAACCATTCCGAAATACTTTACCATAAAGGGCAGTTTTGCTTTGTGTATTTCTTGTGGTGTGTTATAGTTTGGTATTGAAATTAAAAGGAGATAGAAATGGAAAAAGAATGTAATTTTGAAAAGTTTGGTTTTGAGAAGCCTGACTTTGAGTGTGAGTTATTAAAGAAAGACAAATTTGATTATATTTTTGGTTTTGTAGGTGATAATTGTTTATTGTGGCTTGAAAGTGGAAAGTGCTTTATGGCTACGCATAGTAATGAACAGGATATGCCTGAGTATAACCTAACCCCTATTAAAAAAGAGTGGTATGAAGATGCTGATAATTTTCCTGAAGTAGTTAAAAATGATGATGGTAGAATAGAATTAGCTATAGGATTTGACAAAAATAGACATATTTTTCTTTTTAGAGGAGATGATTATAGTAATATTTGTAATGGATGGAGAAAAATATTTAGTATTGAAAGATTTACTAGTGATTTAACAGTTAGTGACTTAAAAGAATTACAATCTAAATATAAACTATGATATAATAACCCCTAACTTGACAGAGTTACTCAAAATTTGTCACAGCCTGTTTCGATGGGCTGTGTTTTATCCTCTAAACCATCTACCAAACAATCTAACACCAGCCCAAAAACTCCAACCAACAACCGCAGATTTGAATCTGTATCTTAGTTTGTGGTGCTCTTCTGTTTCAATGGCTATCTTTCTCTTATACTCTGATATTATCGCTAATCTGAACATTTTATCAGCAAAAGAACGCGGTACATCTTTTTGGGAATAAAGCCAATCATGAAGCACAGAAGGATACTTATAGTATTTATTGTCAGGTGGAATTAGCCAATGTAGGAATTTTGGAGTTGAAGCTAAGTTAGTCATAAACACAGTTTGATTCCATGCCTTTCTAACTAACAACTCGTTTACACCGTTAAAAAATTTCATATCCTCTTTTAATGAATAAAACATAACTCCGTTTTCGTCAGGATATTCTTCTAATAAATCTGGTCTATTAATAAACCCTATGTCTTTATTCATTATGATTCGCCATTATAGAATACTCACACTCTTTTGTAAAAGTGTTTATACATATTACGTATCCGTCACCATCATCTAAATAGCTAAATTGTGGAGAAACTAGATATAAGGTTATAATTAAAAACGTAGCTACTAATACTACAGTTCTTTTTATCCATTTTTTAATGCTTAGTTTGAATTCTTCATTTGTTTGTTTCATGTTCTTCTCGCTCTACCTCTCCAGCCTACTCTATATCTTTCAAGATTAATCCCGTGTTTAGCTTTACTTTTAATTACTTCTTCGATAAATTCTTCTTCAAAATCATCATACTGTCTGTCAAATAAATCTTCATTGTAACAGTTTAAAGCCTTTAAAGTCTTTTCCCCTAATATCCCGTCCACTTTTACGTCAATAACCCTCTGTGCTATCTTAACTGCAACGACACGACCACTTAATACGGCACGGTCAAAAAGTTCTGAAGCTATACGTTGACTATGGATTTCAGATAATCTTATTTTATCCCAATAGTAACGCTCAAATATTCCGTAAACTTGTGATTGTATTACATCGTCATAAAATAGCATTTTGGAAGTTCTTTCTATATCGTGGCCACACATTAGATGTAAACTTTTTACAAACCCCCAATCTATTTTATTAGGGTTGGCCACCTCGTAAATTCCTCCAAGAGTAAAGCCTTTTTCACCCTTGTTTTTATGTAGGAATCTTTCGGGTATGCTACTAAATTCATCATCTTGGAGTTGCTTGTAAGCCTTGTTAAACTGTGCCATTATTTATCCCTTAATGTAGCCATATGTAGAGTTTTCTCTTTGCTACCTTTTGAAGAACCAAAATAATAACCATAAATATCTTTTGCTACTGCAGCTACTATACCTGTTGCTTGACCAATTATAAAACTTTCTTCTTTTGTCATGTCTCCAAGTCCATTAGATAACATATAAGCTACCATTCCAAAAAATGCCACTACTCCTAATGTTGCTAGAACTGGTTGTATTAAATTCTCTTTTCCTGCATCAGCTAAACCGATTTCTCTATTGTGTGCAGATACTCTTTCGGCTACTCTTGTTTTTTCGTATTCTAATTCTATTTGAGCCATTTCTTTTAAGTGATGATTTAATAACTCTGATTCTCTAACTTCAAGTTCTTTTAGTTTTACTGCTACATCTGGATTCATTCTAATTGCTTCAATGACTGCGTCAGGTTCATTTGATACACCCAACACACTAGCTACTAAACTTCCAATTGCTCCACCTGCTGGACCACCCAAAACAGTTCCTAATATTGGGGCTGATTGTCCTACGACTTTTGCTATATCTTTCCACTCCATGCTATCCCCTTATTTAGTTAATTTAGTTAGTTCCCATATCCAATATAAAAAAGGCATCCATTTTTCATATCCCATGCCGAAAATAGTTCCAGCTGCAAACATTAATAAATATGTGGTTTTATTATTTGCTGCTTGACTTTTTTTAATAAAATGAGTTTCTTTTAAAATATTTATAGCGTATGTGTGTATACTTTCTTTAACGTCTTGTGTTGCGTGTCTATTTTTAAGTAAACTTGTCTCAACTCGTGCTGTTTGATTATATAACTCTCGGTTATCTATGTCTTGCTTTGGCGTTTCCATTTTTTTAAACTCGCTATATTTTTTTTTAAGTTCTTCTTTTTTATCACTGTTCTTAACAATTTCTTCTATATTGTCTAACTGCTCTTGAACTATTTCTTTCAAATCTTCATCTTCTTTGGGTTCAACGCTTTTTCTATGTCTTCTTAGTTCGTGTTCTAAGTCGTCCGAAGGTGCTTTAAATTCTGCCATTATTCAACACCTACAATTTGACCTTTAGCTTCTAAGGCTAATCTCTTTGCTTCTTTAAGTTCTGCAAAAGTTACTACCTCGAAAGGTGCTTCTCCTCTTGATACTGTTTTCCACTCTGTTGTATATTCATCAGGAAGTTGGTTTATTAATCCCTCCATAACTACATCTAAAATATCAGTCCTGCTTTCAGGGTCTGCGTAGAATATTTTACCTGATGTTGTTGTAACTGTTAAATTATTTAATTTCTGCTCTTTGCTTTGGACAGTATCATATTGTAAAGAATCTTTATTTAGTCCATCTAATAATTCTTGTGGCATAAAATCTTTTTGGTACTCTATCCAATCATCTGGAATTTTTTTGAAAGAACCAGTTGATGTTGTTCCGTCTTCTTGAATTTTATATGCTTGTTTATACATTATCTTCCTCCTATTATGTGAAATGCTAAATTATCCCAGTTTGTAGCTGTAAATCCATTATTGGCAACAGGTATAAAAGTAAAGCCATTAACGGTTTTATTTATAATTCTGTATCTCTCTCTAACATCTGTATTTGGGATATAGTTAGCATATGGAATAATAGTATAATTAGTATTAGACATTGATGCAGAAAAAGTGACATTAAAGCCACCTGCGTTATTGATAGAGGCGATATTAAAAGCATCAATTATTGATCCTGCATTATCAAAATATGCCCAGCTGGTACATTGATTTTTAATCCAGCTACCGTTTTGTTTTAAAATTTCTTCACCTGCATTCTGTCCTGCATAATCTTCATCGGATATATTTAGTCTAGTATCTGGTGTAGACTCTGTTTTTACTTTCCATTTATCATCCGCTAAGTCGTAATAAGGTATATACCCGTCTGCCAAGCCTGTAGTGTCAATTTCTTTATCTTTAATTCCACCTAGAAGAATGTCATAATCTGGCATCGTTGCTACTCTTGTTTGACCGGCTGTTATTAAAGAAGCACTAAAAGATATTTTAGAAGTTACGCTAAATAATCTAAATACAGATGTGTCAAATTCGTTTTGCACCTGAACAGTACCTTGTTGCCATTCAAATCCATTCCCAGAAGCGTTAGCTTTTAGAAACCATTGGGGAATAGGTGCAGGAACTGCTGTGTTTATTCCTTGGGCAGATTCTGATAAAGTTAAATTTCTTGCATTATTTGCATCGTTTTGTTGTGTTAAATATGTTTGATAGTCTTGGTCATTGTTTACTGTTTTCGCTAACCAATCACCACCTGTTTGGTAGTCTGTTTCTCTTGTTATATCTAACTGTCTTACAAGAGTTACCATGTCTCCATCTGTTGCAGGAATAACAAGTGTTACTGTTCCTCCATTATCTCCATCTATGACAAGAGTATAGTCTGTTACTATTGTCAAAATATCCGCAGCATCATCTGCAACGTTCCCCACTGGTGTTAGATATGCTATTAAATCAGATTCTGTAAATATCTTAAAATTAAATATAAAATCTGTATCTCCTGCTGATGCAGTAAATTCATTTCTTGGTTTGTTACTATTTAATGCCATGCTTTCTCCTTTTTAATCAAGCCAGTCAAATTTATCTTGACCATATTCTTTTTTTCTTTTTCTTAATGATCTCTTTTCTTTTCTCTCATAGTCTTCATCAAATGCAATCTTTAAATTTCTTGCTATATATCTCTCAATAAGTAGCTTTGTATAAAATGTATTAACTGGATTCGCGTGTCTATTTACAAAATCTACAGCTTCACTTCCGATGTTAGTATCATCTCCTTTAATTGCTTGCTGTAGGTTACCAACTGTTAATTTTACCGTATCTTCAATTAATCCACCCGTTGGACCACCAATACCAGGTGCGAACTTTTGCCCGTATCTTGTTTGGTCTGAGAAGAATAAATCTCCGAATATACCTGCTCCACCACCTTGCAATGCTGCAGCACTCCAAAACTTAGCTTTTGCCTCTTTGTCTAGTCTTTCATCAAATACGTTTCCACCCTCTCTGGGTGTAAATCCTTTTGCTGCATCTTTTGCCATCATTGCAGCAGCACCTAACAGCGTAGAACTTGCTAATAGTGCAGAGCCATAAGCAACTCTACTTCCTAGACCTCTTTGCATGAAGATTCTTGCTCCGTGTTGTTGCATAAAAGTAATAGTGAATGATTGAAATTGAGTAGAAGTTCTCGTAAATTCTCCCATTCCCGTACCTTTCTCTCTACCTGCTGTGGTAATTGCTCTTACTCTTGCAGTAGGAACTAGCACCGCGTAGTCTGCTTGCTCTTGTACTTCTTCTAATAGTCTAATCATTTCAGGCTCTGATAAATCCTTTAAACTTCTTCCGTTTAAAAGTTTGTGCATATACTCAGTTTGGAAAGACTTCCTTGCTGCTTCCGTCCAAATATTCATAAAGGTAGCTCTCATAAGTGCCTCTGATGCTCTTGCCCAAAATCCCTCTCCAACTTCTGAAAACCTTTGAGTTACTTCACTGTTGAAAACCTCTGCTCCTAATCCTGCTCTTATTGCATCTTCTTGATTCTTTATTTTAAAGTTCTTTACAAATTCTTTCATGGTCTTAAAAGGATTCATTCCATGATATGCAGTGTTTACCATAAGTGACCCAAAGTCAGATACAGCAGAAAGTGTCGCAGCGCCTAGCATTGTTGCAGTATTTACACCTCTTAGTGTTTGTGCTGCTGGTCCAAGTAGTCCGATGCCTTGCAAGTCTGTGTCTACTTTTCCGCTCACTACATTAAACATTGCATCAGTATAGGCATCAAAGCCTTTACCTGTTCCCTCTTTTTTAACTTTTGTCTTAAGGGTATCGAACATATGTATAGGATTGGGACCTAGTATCTCAACTAAACTCATATCCGTAGTTAATCCTCTAATATGATTATCAATCGAAGCTAAGGGGTCAATGTTCCCATATTTCTCTTGGTATGTTATCCACGCATCAGAATCTTTAAAGTGCAGTATTCTTGGGTCACTATGCTTATTAGCGATAGACTTTCCTCTTCCTACTGAACCCTCTTTAACTTTATTTAATCCACCTGTAGAAATTGTGTTATACACATAACCTAAATCTAAATCATTTTCTTTTAATAGAGGCTGGATAAAATTAATCCACTCGTCTTTACCTGCTTTTTGTATCGCAACTCTATCGTGAGCCTGTGGCATATATCCATAATTTAATTTACCTAGATTTCCACCGAACTCATTAAACCTTGTTCTTAGCCATTCTGACACATCTGCCCATTCTCCTGCCATCTTTTTGGCAGAATCACTTACATTAATATCTCCAAATACTGCTCTTACGAAATCTCGTGATAGTTCTTTGTTTCTATCAAATCCTAGTTTTGTAGTGCTTAGCTTTTGTTTTAATTCTACAATTTTACTTTCTGCCATTCCTTGAAGTGCTTTTTGTCTATAAAATACGTTTGAATTAGTAGCTTTTCCATACATGTCTTGGGCTAATATGCTTCTTAATCCAGTTTCTATACCCTCAGGATGGTTCTCCATTGTTTTAAATAGTCTTTGTTGTGCCTCTTTTGTTTTAGTAAGCAGTTCTTTTTTACGCTTTAGTTCTCCACGCATTACTTTTTCTGCTTCATCAATTCCTTTTGACTCTACAAATTTTCTAATATTCTCTGCATCTTCTAAGCCTAAATAACAATCAGCCATTACTGCACCCTTCTTAAACATTTAAATAAATCTTCCATTTGAGTAGACTCTGTATCAATCTCGGTTTCTAATTCTTTGTAACTTTTTTGTATTGGAGATCCTTTCTCATCTGTTCCCATAGTTAATTGAAGATCTTCATCTTTTATATCTTTAAATTCCATTGCTTCTACTTCTCTTTCGCTTGGCATTTCGTTTAGTTCTTGTCCTTTTTTATTAGGGTTTTGAATCTCATCTATTCCACTTCCAAACTCTGTCTTGTGCATATTCTGAACGTGACCATCTAGGTCTTGTACTGCATTATCTTTAGCTAGATTTGTATAGTCTCTTGCTAACTCAGGGTCTTTAACTTTTAGTTGTGCTATGCCTTTAGCAGTTAAGTCATAAGTTGCACTTCCTGCTGCCCTAAATGCTCCTGCTGTTGCTATTGAGCTAAGGGCTGTTATTGATTCTTCTATAATAGAAGTCTTTAATTCTAGCTCTTTTTTAAATGAATAAACTTTAGGGGCAATAATTCCTTGCGCTCCCGTTTCAATTAATGCTTCTTGTCCAAATGCCCTTAAGGCGTTTAATCCTATTTTAGGACCAGCGATAAAAGTACCTAAAGGAAGTGTAGCTAGTGTAATAGGGTCAGTCATAACTCCACCCATTGTTCCTAACATTTTTGCAGATGTGTACTCTGATTTACTTAAAGCATCTAAAGAAGTTAAATAGTCGCTCTTTGCTCTTGATTCTGAAGCATCTTTAATGCTCTTTAGATTCTTTAATCCGTATGCCTTTTCTAACTCTTTAAATTTTAAGTAAGCTTGCCCCCCAGTTAAACCACCTATCTCTGATTTGTCAGCTGCTATTGTTTCTATCTTTCCTTTGTTGTATAAATCCTCATATTGCTCAATAGCATCAGGGCTCATAATTGCCACTCTTTTAAAAATATCTTTATTCTCTGGGCTTCTCTTTGCCCAATCACTTAATTCTGGTTTTAAATCCTCATAATAATAGTCTTGTTCTGATGTACTTAAATTTACAGAAGTAAAGTTTTTAAAAGAAGCGTTAAGCGTTTCTCCCCAAGTGGGCTTTGGCTGATATTCTTCTAAATTTGTTTGTGTCTCTACATCTGCATTATTATAATACATTATTTTAACTCCAAGATAAATGGTTTGTTTCCTGCTTCTGCCAAGAAACCATTCATATATTTTACCCTATATTTTCCATTACCTACTGAAATTAACTGACCGTCTTGAATAACTCTAATTGCGTTCTCTTTGCTCATACCTTGAAACTCATTTGTAAACATATCAGGGGTCAAGTCGTCCACATAGTCATCTATATCATCTTCGGTCTTTCCAAAAGGTAATATATAGTTTTGGTCGTTTCTAGTTCCTACTCCACCTATTACACCATTTAATGCTTCTTTTCCATTATCATACTCTCCAAGCTCTCCTTGTTCTTCTGCTTTAAAAGCTGCATACGATAAAGTTGCTTCAATTAAAGCTTCTCTTTGTCCTGACCCTGCATATCTTAAAGCGTTTCCCATCTCTGCATTGAAGTCGCTCATAATATCTTTTGTTAAAATAGCACCCTTATTTTCTTTTCTAATTCTGCTACCCATAAGGATATTAGTTGCTAGTTGGTTATTACCTTGTTTTACAATGCTTCCAACATAAGAGAATAATTTTGCACCTTTTTTATTTAGTTGTCTATATACAGCATTTGAGCTATCAGGAACACTTGTCTCAATAGTGTTGATTACTCCTAATATATCTTCTATTGGAGTCGTAGGGCTTGTGATAAATGCAGTCATCTCTTTTGCTTCTTCATCTGTTAAAAGATAATCTGCACCCTTTCCGTACTTGCTCATATTAATACCAGACATTTGCTGTCTCTTCATAAGTATATCGCTATTAGTTGCAATGTCATTAGATAAAGATATAGACTCTGTGGGTTCATTTAATCCCTCCGCAACACTCAGGCTAATTGGATCCTTTTTGCTCATTGTTGTCTTTTCTGACATTACTTTTTTAAGTTTTCCAATTATATCAACACTAAATTTACTTCCCTTTTCAGAACTTTCAAGTTTATTTACTTCTGCTTGTTGTTCAGGTAAACTCAATTCCTCAAACTCCGATATTATTCCAAAGGCTTGTTTGGATAATTCAAAGTCTTTTCTCTCGTCTTCTGAGAGTGTTAATGATAGTCTGTCTAACTCTTCTGAGTTAACTGGTATCTTTCCTGCATCATATACAGCAGAACCATCTTTAAGATAACCCTTAACTTTTGTATCATAAATCTTTTTTTCAGCCTTTATCTTGCTGTATGCGTTGTTATATATTTTATTAAGAGAGGCTTTTACTTTTGAGTATTGGTTGGGAGTATATCCTTTAGGAATTTCTTTATTAAATTCATCTACTACGCTTTTTGCTCCTGCAATATCTCCATCTTGAAGTAATCCATTTAACTCATTCTCTGCAACACCTTTATTAATAGTAAATTCAAAGTCTGAAATCATTGTTATATATTCAGAATCAGAAATGACACCATCTGTCATAAGTGAAGTTGTGTACTCATCTAAAGAATGTCTAATTAGGTCTGCACTTTTCAAGTCTCCTGATGAGATAGCATTAATTAACTCACTTGATTTTAGTCCGGCATACTGTGTAAACTTTGCTCTTTGTAGTGTAATATCGTCATTTTGTTTCTTAGTAGCTAATTTATTGTAAGTATTGCTCACTACTTTACTTGAAGATATTCCTAGTGCCATTTCTATATCAGGTATATTCGTTTCTTTTTTAATACCTTCTAAATATCCATCCATTGAAGCCATATAAGCGTCAGGGTCGTTTTTATGCTCTATCGCTAACTCGTTAGATTTATTTTTAATATCAATCTCTGTATCTGCCAGATATGTTGCTTTTCTTGTGCTATTATAAGCTTGACCGTAAATAGTATAAACACTTTCTTTGTGTAGTGGTTTACCAGACATTTGGTCTTTATATGCTTGTTCTTCCGCTTCAATTGCTCTTTGCTTTCCTGCTTCTTGCGTTGCAAAGCTACCCCATTGCTCCATTTTTGCTGAAAGATTTTGATAGGCATTTGCTTGTTGTTGTGCAATTAATCCACTTGCACTTACATTTGCTCTAACTTCAGGTGCTGAATATCTTGGTACTGGCATATCTTTCCTTTACTGTAATTTAGAGTAATCCGAAGCACCTTTTAATAAAGAACTCCCTGCGTTTAAATACCCTTGTGATTTAGCACTTTTTCCTGCACTTCTTGATGCTTCTGCACTTGCTATTGCTCCTGACTCTATTAGTGTCTCGTCATATCTTTCTCTTCTAATGTCTTCTTGCTGTAGTGCAGATAATGAAGATATAGTTCTTCCTTGTGCTGCTGCTGATACATTTTGTGCTGCTAGTGTTTCTAATAAAGCCCTCTTTCTCTCAATCGTTGATGTTCTTGCATCTGCTTCGGATTGTCTCGATTGTGCTTCGTACGCTTTTGATTGTGCTTTGCCTTGTTGTACAGAACTGTATGTTTTGAGTAATGCTGACCCTATTGATACTGCTGTCATCTTGTTTGTACCTCTGTTTCTATACTTAGTAATCTAAAGGGAGTAGGAGTGTCGCTTGAAACTTTATAGCTTTGTAACCGTCCATACCCTAAATGCCTAATTTCTTTAATTCCGCTAAAAGGCTGTGTTGCTGTGTCCAACTTGTCTACATTAAACCGCCTAAATGCTATTACTTTCCCATCAACTTTCATTTCTTGTGTTTCATAAACCCTGTAAGTGCTTTTTAATATTCTCTTTTCTCTATTAACAGAACTCCCATCACCTACATTCGGACTTATTGGTAAAGGGTCTATTTCTGCATTATATCCAAGTCCTACTTTTACCTGAGTAAATGTTCTCTCAGTTGTTACCTGACCGCCTACTACTGTTTTGCTTTCCATAACACTATTATCTGCTAAAATTTGAACAACTTGACCTTCTAAATGATTTAGACCTGTTATGGTTGGTCCACCTGCTCCTGCTATAATAGAGGAATCTGTATATAGGTCATCTACTGCTTTTTCTAAATAATAGCCACCTGCTCTTTGAACTAAAAAATATAAATCGTCATAGACTGATTCAATACTTTTAAATGTTCCTTGCGTGACCCATCTTGTCCACCCTGCAACTTCTTCTACTCTTAATGTGTTAAATGCGGCCATTGTTCCATCATCATTTACAAGTAAAACTAAGTTTGAAATATCCTTACTTGTACCTCTAACAGCAGTTATATCAATAGGATTAGATATAATATCATATGCCAATGTACTTGCACTTGTTGCTGTGTAGCCATCTTCTCCAAAGTTATAGATAAATTCTCTTAAATTTCTTCCGCTTCTATCCATGAAAAGTGTAGATCCGTCTAAGAGTTCATTCCTAACTCCTTCTGTGCTTCCGTAATTAGTGTGTCTTGTCCACGAACTATCGCTAGGAGTAATAGGCTTTGCAGTATTACTAAATTCTCCACCTTCTGTAAAGATTTGTATTTGTCTACCAGGGAATATATTAACTATAGGATTTATTTGGTCAGTGTCTAAAGTGTCGTATATTCCTTCGTCTGCTAATCCAGTACCTGTACTTAAGTTGTAAAAATCATTTGTTTTACTTGCCGTGATTGTTTGAGGCCTTGATTTTAAACCAGCAAACCAAAGTCTACTCTCAAAAAAAGTACAATAACCAGGCCATCCTCTAGTAACACTTATAACTGGCTCGTTTCCAGAACCATAATCAAATAAAGGTATGTTAGTCAATGTGATATTTGAAATACTCCACACTCCTGTGCCACTATCTCTTATAAGGGCTTGGGGCTGATGGTTTTTATGCGTTATTATCATAGTGTCTGCAGATTGTGCATAACCTAATTCTCTAACTTCTAAAAGTGTGAATGTGGTTGTAATATTCTGAATAAATACATCATTGAAATAAATAGCTATATTGTTAAGTGTAAATACTAAAATATATGATTGCGCGATGTTAAATGAAAACCTTGCAAGTCTACCATCAGACCCTATATCTGCAATAAATTCAGTTCCTCTTCTTTTAAATTGCCCTCCATGTGGATGACATATAGTGTTTAGTCCATCTGCTACCGATGTGTAATATTTAGTTAAATCTACTCTTGCATAAGCAGTAGGGGATAATATACCACCGTTTAGAGAGTTTTGGAATACTTTTTTTCTACCCATTATATAACTCTTACTCTAATATAAGGGTCATCTTGAATAGGTACAGATGGCTGAGATTGGCTATCTGCATATGATGCCCTTCTTAATTCCATTTCATAGCCTTTTTGCATTAATTCTAATTTTTTATAATCTTCTGTAACTGATATACATAATTGTTTTGCCAAATAATATTCAAAAGCTTTAATAAAATAAGCGGGAAATTGATCTTCTTTTATTTTCCAAATATAATCTATTTCTATATCTTTATAGTCTGAATATAATTTATCTCCTAATATTCTATATGTAGAAACAGGATATGTAGTTATAAGCATTATTAAATCAGTAGGAAGTTGAAATTGATATTTATATTCATTCTCTGGTGATGCTGTTAGTCTTGATAATTTCTTTTTTTTAGTTGCGAAATTCCATCTTTTAGAAGATAAGATTGCAAGATATGAACTTTCATACAAGTTTTCACCTGCTGTTGCTCCTGCTCCCGGATTATCAAAAGAAGATATTGGTTCATCCCCTAAAAGGATTAACGCGTTTGAAACAAGTTTGATTTTACTAAATGCCATAAATACTCCTTAAACGAGAGCATGTTCGCCATACTCTCTATTAAAGCTATGCTAGTGCAACGCTAATTGTTGTGACTACTGTACCTGTGTTTGTAGCTACACCCGTTACTTCCATTCCATCAGAAGCAGAAGTCATAATAAAATCGCCTACTTTTAATTGGTCTACGAGGTCATTAAAATAACCACTTGCTCCAATAGCTGCTTTATTATCTACTGTCGAACCATAAGAATGAACCTTTGGCGCGGCAGAACCTTGTGCGATACTTGAATATGAAAAATTATCTCTATCAAATGCCATTTTTTACTCCTTAAACCATTGTGTATTGTACTTTGATAACACCTTCGTTATCAATAATCACAGAAGAACCTTTAAAGTCTCCAGATGATAAGTACGATTTCTTTTGAGGAACCCAATCAACAGATGTTTGCATCTCGATTCCGATTGCTTCTCCAACTGATGCTTTATGCCAAGCAAACGCATCAACAACATCCCCAGCTACAGGATAAGTACCAGCACCACCATGAGGTAAACCGCCTTCTTTTCTTCTACCAATTTTCTTAAAGTTTAGCCCGTAGAAAGAACCTATAGAACCTCTCATAAGAGCCTGTACAGTTGTATAATCAGATGAAGTTAGTTTTGTATCTGAAAGTAATGATTTAAAACCATTTGCGTTCATTGCAACATATCTTTCTTCTTCTGGCACTTCTAAATCATCGAATCTCTCACCAATCGCTTGTAATTTATCAAGATTCATACCAGATGATGCTCCACCTACACTTGTAGCTACTAATAAACCTTCTGTCTCTGCAGGAGTTTCACTAAATGTACCTGCCGCCATTGCGTCAATACAAATCTGGTCTCTTCTTCTACCAATTGCTTTTTTGATTGTGTCAGATAATTCTGAAATCTCATCAGGTAAAACTTCTTTTTGTTTGAAAATATCAGTATATTCTGATGCTTCCCAATCAGTTAAAGTTGCTTCAACCTTACTGTGGTCTACATTCATCGCGATTACATCACTTGAAGGTGCTGTTCTCTGTGATGCTTCACCTTTACCCATTCTGTTAAATGTGGCTTTCGAACCTGTTACATTGTTTCTTTGTCTGAAACACCCTCTAAGTACTCCCATTCCTTGATAGTCGTGCTTAGTCATTGTGTCAAATTGCGTAACTGCAATATTGTTTAAAAACTGACTCATAGTCATTCTCCTTGTTTTAATTAAAGATAATATTGCTGTTTGCTTTGGGTATCTCCCGAAAAAATCAGGAGGTCATAGCTAATAGCTACTAACTTCCAAACTTTTTCAGGCTCTTGTGAGGTATCTGTGTAGTTTGTAAATTAAAATATTACCTCTATTATATCATATAATTAGTAACTTTTGGTAGCAGTAAGGTAAATTTATTTAGAATATTTATTAAATTTCTTCTTTTTGGATTGATTTTGTGTTATATTTAAATAAAAATGATATAAAAATGAGTTTTACACAACAAAATGAGTTTAGAACCGAATATTGTATGTGGAGAAAGAAATCAGGAGAGAAATGTATGTATCCTGGTTATTGTAAACATAAATGCTTGAGTGGTTGTTCTATAAAAAATAAAAAGGATGTGAAATGAAAGATGAAATTATTTTAAGTTTTATATATCATATTGATAAAGGAAGTTATATTGTTTTAGGATATAGTTTTTTTTATCAAAAATATTATAGGCTAGGTAGTTTTGAAGCTTATGAGAGAGATTCTGAAGACAAGTGTTACAACGAGTTTTTAGAAAAACATGGGATTGATAAGTTGAAAGAAGCATGTAGACAAATGATTAAAAAAGAAAGAGAAGTTGCAGGAGAGGATATAAGGAATGAAGATATAAAAAAAAGAATAAGAGCGTGTAATTTATATATAAAAGGAGTTGATGATGAGACTATTAAGACTTTATAGGGTTATCTTTTTTATAATGTTTACTTGCTATTTTATAATAGGTTTATTTCCTAATATTACAATTGCAATTATTGTGTATATAATCACAGGAGATGATGGATATTTTTATGATGCCAATTTTGGAATTATTGAAAAGTTTGATTTTTGGTTTAATGAGAGTATAGATAAATTAGAGAAAATAGAAAATCTTACTGCTGGTTTTTATTGTGCAGTAGAACAAGAGTGTATAATTAAGCTATCAGTTGAAGGGGAAAAACAATGAAAGAGTTTAATATGGATAAGATTAAAGTGTTGTCTAATATGTATAAGGTGCAGTTGTCCGTTATTTGCTTTGAAGGAGAATGGCAGGTAAAATCTTTTTCATTTAAAGATAGTAGGTGTAATATTGTTACTGCACATAGAAAAAATATTGAAGAGTGTCTTGATATAATAGTAGTCGAGTTGGAGATATTAAGAAAAGGAGTGAGTTATGAAACTATTTGAAAATACCGAGGATTTAAATATCGAGCTTTCAGCAGTTGAAAATGTAGCAACTGTTGAATTGTGGTATCCTAGATTAGAACATAATATAGATGATGAAATTTGCGATATGGACTGGAAAGAGGTTGCGTTTATTGAGTCTTGGGGAAGGGAAAAACAATGAAATATATATTAGTAGTTCTATTGCTTCTATTTAGTGGTTGTGCTGATAAAAACAGGATTATAATTAAGTTTATAGATATTCAGATAGTTCAAGAGGATGAGAAAAAAATTAAGGAGTTAAGATGAATACAGTAGATGAAGTTGAAGAAATAACAAGAGAGAAACTTAGTAAATTATCCAATTCTGCACTTATTGATACTTGTATTGAGCTTATGGATATTAGGATTGATGACCTTTGCAAAGTAAACGACCTTAAGAAAGAGAATAGGGAATTAAAAGAAGAGTCATTAGAGTATAGAGATGAACGAAACGCATATAAGAGTAAATATACAGTGCTTAAGAATGGTGATTCTTCTATGGAGATTAAAGTATTAACAGAAAATAAGGAGGAGAATAAAAAAAAGGTTACAGAAGCTTGAAAAAATTATCAGTATGCAAAGAAAACAATTATTAGCAAAAGATAGGGCAAGGGTTATACTAAGAGAAAAGTTTAAGAAACTGTGGGTGGAGTTTATAGAAAACAAGAGGGGTTAACCTCTCATTCTACTTTCCGTTAATTTATCTATTTCTTTTTTATATTCTGGGTCTACAGAAATTTTTAGATTTCCGTTTGCATCTTTTGCCATAAGCTTGTCTGCATATTCAGACTGAGACATTTTTGCAATAGGAGTGGTGTTATGTGGTGCTAATGTACTTCCTTTTGATTTGTCAATGAAAAACTCTAACGCTTCAATTGCTTCTGCTGATGTTGCTAAAGGAGCAATCTTTTCAATCATTTCCTTAGGAGCATTTGTGTTAAGCCAATTTTGTACAGTACTAATTCTTTCTTCTGCTTTTTCTCCTAATTTTGTCATTGCATTTTTAGTAAGTTCTTCCTGTTGATCTAATTGGTAAGTCGCAACTTTAGAAACTAAATCATTAAACATGTTTTGACTCATTTTATTTTCAAGTCCTATTTCTCTTACAATAGATAACATGCCTTCGTCTAACCCCGCATCCGAGAACCCTTCAGGCATTGCGTATTCCTCTGGGCTTCCATCAAAACCTCCAAATCTTGATGACAATTCCTTATACCCTTTTGCTTGTTCTTCTACTGATTTGTATTTATCTACCATCATCCATTCAGGAACTTCGCCATTTCCGCCAACTCCATCACGCTCATTCTCAATAGGTGACTGATAATACCATCTTGGGGCTTCTGCTTGACCTTGGTCTCCTGCTAAATCTTGACCTTGGTCTCCTGCTTCTTCTCTATAAACTACATTAAATCTTTTCATTTTATCTCCTTAGGGCTACTTTTGTAGGTGTCCTTATTTTGTGTTATCAGATAATTCAATCTGTGCCAATATACTCTTAACTACTGATGCCTGACCTTGTCTTATTCCTGCTGCGAATTGTGTATCTCCTGGTCTTACAATATCTGCCATTAAATACCTTTTCACAAGGGCATTTAAGACTTTTCTTCCTTGAACACTATTAAAGGTTGTTGCTACATCGTGTGCAAAGTTAAGATGCTCTTGATTGTCTTCATCTTTTTCCACCACATCAAATTGTTGCCAACCTTTTGTTTTTAGTAATGATTCGTTAGCTAATTCACTCATTTAATCTCCTATACCAATGGTAATGGTTGTTGTTGTGGTGCTATTCCACCTAATGGAATATCTGCACCTGCTTGTGCTGCTTGTGTTGCCATTTCTGCTAAAGCTTCTTTTGATTGGTCCACTTCGATAGAGTCTTTGTATAATTCTTTGTCAATTCCCATATTCTTAGCTAAGTTACTAGGCACTTTATCCAAGTTAATTGATGTCGCTATAACTTCCTCTCCTAAAGGCATAACATAAGATAGCCATTGCATCGTTTCTTTTACTTTAATACTTCCCTGCATCTTTGCAAATGGTGATGTGAATTTAAGTGCTACTTCTCTACCATCTACTTTTAAAGGAGGTAATACACCCTCTTTATTTAGAATATCTACAACTCTACGCATAAGCTTCTCTAAGAACTCTGTTTGTAATCTACCAAATGCCGCAGCAGTTGATTGAAACATATCTGCTTCTCTTGCAGCAATCTCTGTAGCACTTCTTACAGGTGTCTCGTCAATTGCTCCAAAGGGATTAGCTAAAAAGGCTTCGTTTACAACTGCTCGCAATTGGTCCATTCTTCCCTGCTCATAAACATAATTACCGCCTACGTCTAAAGCTCTAATTGAAGGATTACCGTTGTCGTTAGACTGAACTACATTAACTGTTCCTGGTTGCAATGAAAACGTATATGGATTAAAACCATCATCAACTCCAGTGAAGATAGGCATACTTCTCATGCTATCTGCTCTTAGTTGGTTTTCAGCCATCTTATTAAGTGACTTTACATCTTCTAGTATTCTTAAGGCTCTTCCGAAACCGATAACATCACCTGGTCTTACTGATTCTCTAAATACAATAATAGGCGATGTATCCATTTTCTCTTCATACATAATAACACACTCTGATTCCTCTATTACGTACATATCATAATCAGATGTTTTCTCATTAAATACTACACCTTCAAATACTTTTACCTTAAGCCCATCACCTTGCTGGGTAGACTTATCAATTAAGTTTTGTGGCACTTTAGCATTAGGCCAAATATTAGTAATCTCATCTACTTTGACCTCAAACTCTCTAAATACAGTATCAACACTACCTCTGTTGCTAGACTCTGGAATAATCTCACTCAATGGGATACTTCTACAGTTTAGCGCAGATGGTTCGTTTGTTCTTGTATTTCTCTCTACTATTACAGCTCCTGTGCTTATTCCTAAATCTAAAAAGGCTTCGTGTTCTGCTGTGTAAAAGTTAGAATGATGTATATGCGAAAAAGTAATCTTACTTGCTTCATCTAATTTCTCTTGAACTTCTGGTGCTTTATCTTCTGGAATATCTGCACCTGGTTGGAATTTTAACCATTCTTCCCAAGGTGGGGTTAGAAGATTTTGTAATTTTGTAGCATACTTCTCTAAAGCATTACAAGCAGTACTGTCAAATTTAACACCTCTTTCGATTAGCGTGTCTTTGTTTCTAATAGTATCACGTAATGGTAAGATATACCTATAGGCTTCTTGTAGTTCATTCTCTCGTTTAAACTTAGCTTCTTTTGCTCTTTCTATACGTTTTAAAAGTTCTTTAGCTTTTGTTTCCATATTGTGCTTCTTTTATTTTATTTGATAATGTAGCTTCTCCGATATTGTTCGGAAAAGAAATGCCCATATTTTTAGCTATTTTTTTTAGTCTATCCATATTACTCTCCTTAGGAGCTTTATTACAATTACATTCAAAGTCTTTAGAGTTGTACTCTCTCCCTGGTTGAAATTGTTTAACCCACCCACACTTACTACATTTAATTGTTGTAAAGTTATCTAGTTTCATTTATCCTCCTAATGTTTGTTTTATTGGTCTAAATCTATTTTCATCATCATCTAGTAGACTAGAGTTTAATCTTCTTCTTTTTTGCTCTTCATCATATTTCTTTTCTATACCTGCTACTCTTTCTTTTTCTATTCTTTCCTCATATCCAGTTTTCGCGCCAATACTTAGCCAGTCGGCATCTGCTTGTGCTGCTTGAACATCTTTATTTTTAGAACGATAAATAAGACCTCCAGGATCATGTTGAACACCCCAGCCTTCTTTAGGACTTTTTATCATAGCTTTTAATGCAGTTCCTATATTAGAGCCTTTTCCCATTTTAACCCCCTAGTGTTGAGGTAGTCCCTTCTTCTGTTCCGCTAATTAAAGATGCTCTACCTCTTTTTTTTCTATTCATTGCCGCCATTCTGGAATCTTCTTTAGCTTGTAATGATGACAACTCTTGTTCTTGTGCTTTCTGCGCTCTTATTTCTGCTTCCGAAGGACCACTTGCACCTTTGCCTTTAAACAGTTCATATTCTTCCCAAATCATTTATTTTCTCCTTATGGTAATTTTTCAAATTTTGTAAATACTTTAATCCCTAACTTCTTGGCTATGTGGCTACTTTCTGTTATGTCACTTGCATTAGTAGATAAGATATATCCCATCTTCTTTGCATAATTTATAAATGTGTGATACATAAGATAAGCACTTCTGCTTTTCCTATGCTCGGGCTTAACATAAATACATTCACCTTGGTAAAAATCTTCTGTGATTCCACCCATGCTATCTACATAAGACAAAGCAAATCCAGTTATTATATTTTCTTTTTCCGTAACTATTATATCATAATTCCATTCAATCCAGTTCATAACATTCTTATAGAAAAATTGTTTTGATTTAAATTGTCTATGAGGGTATACATCTATACACATTTGATAATACATTTCTACTACTTCTTCAAAATCGCTTTCCTTGTAGTCTCTTATTATTATTTCTGTTTTCTCTACCATATTGACCCCGTTTGTGCTTGGATTGCCATCCCTTGACCTCTCATGCTCTGTGGTCTAACTTTTCTAAAAAAGTGCAGAGCTACCGAGTCTGCTTTATCAGGAGAACGTCCTATTTCTACTTTTATATCATCTTTTGCAACTAACTGTATCTTACCACTCATTTTATTATAGAAGTATGTAAGTGCCAATAGTTCCTCTTTAAGTTCTGCATCATTAGGTAATTTACCACCTCTTACTACAAATTCTTTAAGACTAAAGTACATTTCAGCCCTTTTATTCTGATATACCTTTTCTTCTTCTGCTCTCATTGCTGCATTTGCTTCTATTAGTCCTCTTACACCCATAGTTTTAAGTTTATCATATACTCCAGCACCTACACCAATTGTATCAACTGCAACTCCGTCAAATGGTCTTGTTCTAAATTCATTGTCTACTTTAGTTGCTAATTCTTCTGTGCTGTAGCCTTTATATGTTTTAAGGTCATATATCTTAAAGCCTTTACGTTTCGTAATAACCGAGTTATCTTTTCCATAACGTGCTACATCAACTGCCATTGTTTCAACACCTGTATCATCTACACCAACAAAGTCTCCGTTCATTGAAGATTCTATCTCACTATAAGCAAATAGTGCTCTATCATCTCCCTCTCTTGGAATCCCTTGATATAAATGTAGATATTCTTCGTAATCATTCTTTTTTTCTTCTTCTATTACGGCTAACATTGTGTCTGATAAGAAGATATTTTCATCATAATTAATCTTCCTAACTAATGAATTATCTCTTGGTTTCTCTACAAAGTTTTGAAATACAAAATCATTTCTATGTTGAGGATTAAATAATATTATCACTTCACTATGTTCTTTTCTAATTGTAGGATTAATAATATCCCATTGGTCTTTAGTTAATGCGTGTGCTTCTTCTATGTAGCAAATATCAATGTTTTCTGTTGATTTAATTTCATCTACATTACGACTGATACCCATAAATTTAAAGACCGACCCAGTTCTATGATGTCTAATCTCTGATAATGTAAATTGAAATTCTTTTTGTAGTCCAGCTTGATAGATTAAATCTTTTATAAGTGTATAGATAGATTGTTTGATAGAGTTTTGGAGTTGTCTTAGGCACAATATGTTAAGAGTTACCTCTCTACTTGCCATCATTACATGAGTAGCTGCTGAGTATGATTTTCCACTACCTCTACCACCATATAATACCTTTAACCTTGATGGAGTAGTCCAGAAACTTTTAAGTCCTTCTATACATACTAGTTTACTCACTTATTGACCTTATATAGTTCTGCCATACCTGATTTAACCAACATCTCTCCAGAATGTTCTGTTTTAGTAGGTGCATAATACCCTAACATTTTATTTAATGTATCAATAGCTTTATTTACTCCCGTAGAGTCATACTTAAACTCTCCACTGTTGCCACCACTTTTATCTACTATCATTTCAGCTTGTGATGATTTAGCTATTACACTTTTTAGTTCATCTATTATCCACTCTCTTGTTACTACGTGTTTCTTTGACTCTTTCTCTTGAAGTTCTTTAAGTCTAAGCGTTACCTTAGCATCTTTTAATAACTTACTTGCATTAACATTAAGTGATGTTTCTTTCCAGGTCTTTGATGTTGGGTATGCTCTTCTATATGCTTCAGACGCATTGCCTCCAGTATTAACATACTCTTGTATAAAATGCTCTTGCTTAGGTGTTAATGCTCTCATTTGCAAACCCTCTTATTTTTTAATGCTTCTAATATATACCTGTCTATGTTTGGTATAGCTCCTATCATTGCTTTGCGATATTCCTCTTGTAACTCTTTATGATTCATATCTTTAATAGGTGTGGATTCCCTATAATCTTTTACTGGTCCCAAGTTATAGTTTTTCCACCCTTTTGGTTTGCACATTAGCCCCATTCTCTATCTCCTCTTTTAACTCTAGATATTCTTCTGTGATATTAGTCTTACTCTTTAATTTCAGATAGCTTAACTCTTGGCTTAATATTCTATTCTCTTTCTTAAGGCTTTCTATTTGTGCCTTATCCTGCTTTCTCTCTGCTTTTAGTACTTCCCAAAATGTTTTCTCTATTTGTGTATGGCAAGTTACTTTCACTTCTCCGTTTTTTAATTCTTCTATATCCATTACGCTATTCCTTTTCTTGTTGTTAAATACCGACAACAAAAGCCCCGCCTAGAAAATCATAATTATTACTGTCTCTTTTACTTAAATATTCATTTTCTTCTTTATTTTCTATTATTTCTTCTTTATTTTCTATTATTTCTTCTTTATCATAAAAAACTTTTGCCTCTTTTTCTTCTTCTTCTTCAAGTTCTGCAATCAATAAGAGTCTGTCTTTTTCTTGCTCTGGAGAGAGCTTTTCTTCTATATCCATCTATTTACCTTTGTAATAGTATACCGAAATCTCTGGGCTAAGTCCACCACTTAATGCTGTTATTTTTGCTTTTATAACTGGTACTGGCTTATTTACTACATGAAATATAGCGGTATTATTTAATAATTCAGATTGCGTTAGAACGTGCTTTGCGATACAAGTAAAATCTTCTCCGTTTATTGTGCCGTCAATCTCTATAGTGAGTTCGGTTGGGCTTCCGTTTGTTGAGACCTGAAAAGAGTGTGTTGCGTTTGCCTCTTCTTTGCCCCACCCTACTGTGTATTTTTCGCTTTCGCCTATTGCTGTTGCGTCTTTTATTAGTATTATCATATTCTTACCCATCCATTAAGCCATGTTGATACAAGGTGTGTTCCTTGTGCAACTGTTCTTGCAGACACTTTCATCTTTGCACTTGGCGGGATTTCTATTGCTGGGTTAAATGGTATCCATACGGGAGCATCTGAAACCGTTAAGGGAACCTGATACAAGTAAACGTCACTAAAAACATCGCCACTATCATTTGAGGTGCTTCTTAGTGCTACTTCTAGCCCTTTTGATGATGATGACACTAGCATCCCTGTTAAGAAAAAAGATGAGCTTGGCAATAGATGTCTTAGAGAAGATTGTGATTTATTTCCACCTGCCTTTATAATTGAGTAAACTGTATCTTCTGCAAGGTTTACTATTTCAATATCGCCTATTGGTGTATTGTTTGAACCTGTTTGGATTGCGTAAAAATCAATTACATCAGTCATATCAGTAACAGCCGTTATAACTGTGTTACTTCCATTCATATCAACTTCTGTGAAAGTAAGCTGATTGGCTGTGTTTAAATATTCTACTCTTACCTTTTGTGCGCCTATTCCTGATAGAGAATCACTCGCATTGTTTCCTCTAATTGCAATAGTTTCTCCGAGAGGACTTGGCTCTGGAATAATGTCTGTTGGTCCTTCCCATACATCAACCCACTCTCCCGTTTTTGAAACATCTGAATTTCTTCCCTCTATTCTTAATTTTCTACTCACATCCGATGGAATTCCTCCATTTGCGATAAGTTGTGAGTTTCCATCATATACTGTTGAGCAAGCCATTAAACTCTCCTAAAATTCTTTTTGTTTGGGATTATAAAAGGGTAATACCCTCCTGGAACTTTCTTGACCCTATAGTCTTTTGTCCCATCAGTTAATATGTCATTTACATATACAGAAGAATCATTCATAATAACTCCAGTATCTTCAAGTAATTCTATGTTTTCTAATTTCTCTGTATATATAAATATAGGATTAGAATTTGGTTGCTCCATTTGCACCTTCCTTTCAGAATAGTTAATTGAAACAACCTTTGCTCTATGTTTTAATCTTTGGTTAAATGCTAACATTTATCCTCTACTAAAGTCTCTTTTTTCGTCTATATTAGACGTTTGAATGATGTTGCTTTTTTCTGCAGCAGCTGAAAGCAAATCACACAACTGTTTTTTTGTCATTGGTGTAGGATCATCTAAATCCTCCTGAGTAAAAGCCATATCAATACCGCTAAACCAAATTTCTTTAATTTCTTTTACTTCTGGTGTGTTTTGAACTTCCATCAAGCCTCCTCATTTCTAATAAAATTAGATTTTTCTTCTTCTTCGGGGAGATAATCCTTTAACAATTCAGTTATTTCATTATCTGGCTCTCCATTTACAAGTCTTAATGTTACTTTCACTTCTAATTCAACAACATTATTTCTATTTAATACCTCTACTGACATTTGTACTCCTTATAAGTTTAGTAATATCACTTATTATACCATAAATTGGTAATTTACGCAATTAAACATTGCACCTTAGCTTTTTTCTTATTCTTTAGCTTCCATTGTCTTTGAAGTTCCACCTCCTTTTTAGTTAGTCCCTTTGTTTGGATAATCGGGCAGTTCTTATGTATTGCCTCGCTTATCTTATTGTTAAACAGGTCTTTATGCTCTTTGCTACAAAAGTCTCCTCTTGTTTCTGTTTGGCAGTATTTACATTTCATTCTATCGCTCCTGCTATTGCGAACATCCCTAGCATTATCCAAAAACCAAGCCAACCTAAGCCTTGCCCTATCTTTATTCCTAATTGATAATATGGACTGTATTCTTCGTGTTTCATCTTCTATCTCCTTATATAATTATTGAAAATTCGCGTTTTCAACTATTAGTCAAATAAGTTACGACTAAACGGGCTTCTATTTAAACCCATGTACTTATATTTATTTGGACTATTAAATGGCTCTATATTGTTTAATAATTTAACCACTCCACCCTCACCATAATCCTTGTGATTACGTGCAACCGTTACACTATCCCCACTATAAAAAGGATACTTTGTAAATATCTCATTTTTTAGACATCTAAGCATATGTATCTTAATTTTTGGTGTCCCTGTCTCGTCACAAACAAACTTCATTACCTCGTGCATACGACTATGCCATTTACTTGTACCTAATACTTGAAACTCTCCACTACTCCCAAAAGCCACATAATCAAAACTATTCATAAGTTTCTGTAATCTTTCAAAACTTTCTGCAACGTGCCAAACTGGAACTGCTTTTGTTTGATTGTCAAAATCTTGTGAATAATAGTTCTTAATTAAATTATTATTCTCTAATTCTGTACCATCTATCACATCAGGTATTATAAAATACGTGATTCTTTCATAGTGCTTTTTTACCCAATCGTAATATTTATCCCAATCTACTTTTTTACCTTGCTTCCATAAAGTATAAGCCCCATTATCAAAAATTATATTAGCTCCTGATTTTAAAGCTCTCTTTAGAGTATCTCTTCTACTGAAAGGGATTAATATATTTTTACCTTTCATGTGTTGTTCAAATAAATGAACTGGACTAAAAGGTGTGCCATGATATTTAATCATAATAACTTCGCTATCTCTGTCTTAATTTTTCCAGCATTTACAAAACCACCTTTTGAATGCTTACCTATTAGTTCTGCAACTTTCATATATAAAGGCATTTTGTTGTGGTCTGCAATATAATCCCAAGTATCAGCAAAAAACTTATCTAATTGATAATATAAATTTTCCCATGTTACAGCTGTAAAAGTAATAGGGTAATCTAAAGGGTTGTTCTCATTAGCTGATTTCATCCCTTTAATCATAATATCAATAGTTTTACTTTGGTATCTTCCCTTGATACTAATTGTTACTAAATTCTCATCATTAAAATCTTCTTTAGTAAAGCATTTATTTTTAATACCAAATTCTAAACACTTTCTTTCTAATTCATCTAAATTAATTATTTGCATCTTTTTCTCCTAATTTATGAAAACTTGTCTTTTCATATAATCACATTCCTCTTAGTTGTCTAAAAGTATCAAAATCCATACAGTCAAAATACTCGCTGTTCTTGTATGGCTCGTATAGTTTTTCCATTAGTTTTCTATACTTGGTCATGATTGACTCCTGAAAACATCAAATAATACAAGCACTATCCATATAGAAGTAGACAAAATAAACACTCTTAAGAGTAATTCCATAAATTTATTTAGTTTCCTGTGGGTTTTCTTATTATCAATAAAAAGCAGTGTTGCTATAGAAAGTGATAAAAATACTACTACGCTTGAAAAAGCACCATATATTATTAGATATTCGTTCATCTCACCCCTCCTTTAAATCAGGTCTTAACTCTAGTCTATAATCAGCCAGTTTTCTATCACACGTCAAAAACTCTCCATCGGGTGCAGTCATTATCTGCTTTTTATTAAACCCGTTCATTGCGTATCGGTAGCCATCGTGACACTCTATTAAATCTGGCATTAGTTTAGCGCAGCCGACCAATAACCATGTGACTGCGATAAGGCTAAGAATAAACACGATGTATCTTAATCGGTGTCTTTGCTCTCTTTGTAGTTTGTATGTGCCTTGTTTCTTCCATAGTTTGAATGGTTGTGTTCTCATTTAGTTGTCCTTTATAAGTTCTGGATTTTCATAGATATTTCCTATTACTTCTAATGTTTTCAGATTGCAATTATCTAAAATAATATAATCGTCATTTTTGTCATATACAACAAAGCAACCATTAGTAAAT